CTGATTCCTTGATTAGGTATTCTGTATCGACTTCTGATTTTACTGCGATTTCGTTAATAAGTGTTGCTGAATTATTTAATACATCTTCTGGTGCACTAATTTTTCGTAACTCTAATTGTAATACTTTCGCTGTAGGTAACGCGTTGTGTTCACTTACAAATTTTGTAATGAGGTTAAATACAACTTTATGTGTACCTTCAAAGTACTCTTTTCTTAGATATGGTACAACGCGTCTGCAATAATCCTCATTATTCAGCAGGTGATTCAGTATGTGTGTCTGTAGATGGTTTTCCAATTCCTATTCTCGCTAATTTGTTTTCTTCTCCCCAATCTAAACTATCGGTTATGATGTGCTGTAATACCGCGCCTAGATAATTTTTAAATTCCTCTGATGTATTTAACTCATCAAAATCATTATCGCCGGGGTCTTGGATATTAAATGTAAATCCAAGTGTTGCTATATCAAGTTCAGGGGATTCTTTTATTGATACAGTTCCATAAACCACAACCACTTCTTTATAAGTTCCTGTTTTTAGTAAAACGCCATGGAACTCAGATGAAGGATTTTCCACAATGGAATAATCTTCACTAGTTATATTATACACTATTCTACTCCTCTTGTAAAGTGCTTTCCAAATCTATTTCAAGCATTGGTTTGTGACCAATTGAATAGTATGATTTTACAAACTCTTTAAAGTCAGTACCTTCAAAGATAGGAGTCCAGAAAGCTTCTGTTACAGTATCTTTTTCTCTGACCTTCGGGTCAATTATTTCTCCAGTGTCCTTGTTCACTGCAGCATACCAGCCCATTGTTGGTTTTACTACATAGCCACCAGCCATTGCTACCTCTAATAGTCCAGAGTATTGAGCAATACCACCTTCCCATGTAACACTAATAGGTACTTTAGATTTTTCTTTTACAAACCTTGATTTTTCTACATTGATTACAAAATCATATCCTTGGATATTAGTACCTTTTTTGACCTGTCTCCTACCAATAATCCAAATGTTATCAGCAGAGTAATAGATACCTGTTCCACCTGAAACAATAGCCTTTGGAAATAATCCAATCTCTTGATAAGTATGATTCACAGCAAGTAAAGGGATATTCTTCATAGTAAGATAAGGAGTGACCATTCTGAATAATCCCTTCAATGCTTTAGCTCTTGACATATCTGCAACTGATTTTTCATTCAGTGCATCTTCTAGTTCTTTTTTCGATGCGAGGTTACCAATTGAATCAATCACTACAACAACTTTATCGTCGCGCTCTAGGTTATCCAATTGACCAACCAAATCAAATTTTAGTTGTTCGACATCAACAATAGGAGTATGTAATACTCTTGATGTATCAATGCCAAATGATTCAAAATAGGACTGAGGTGAACCAAACTCTGAGTCATAAAATAGTAATACTGCGTCTTCATGTTCTTTTAAATAAGCTCCAGCCATTAATAATGCAAAAGATGTTTTAAAATGTTTACTTGGTCCAGCCAATACTGTAAGACCAGAGGTTAACCCTCCTTCCATATCACCAGATAAGGCGACATTAATCATAGGTACATCAGTTGTCACTACATCTTTTTGTGTAAAGAATTCTGATTTATCTAATTGTGATGTAAATTTGATTTTGCTGTTTTTCTTCAGTTTGTCCATTACTGACATAATTTATCTCCTGCCTCTTGGCGAATTATATAGTTCATTTTGACGCTGTAGTTTTCTACTTCTTGCTACAGCCTCTGCTTTTTTTCTTTTTCTTTTTGCAGTAGGTTTCTCATAAAATTCTCTTTTACGAACCTCTTGTACAATACCTGCTTTCTCGCAGGCTTTCCTAAACTTTCTTAAACCAACATCAAATGGCATAGCCTTTGGTGGTTTTTTATCTTTAGGGTGTCTTTTCTGTGGTCTTAAATCAACACTTGGCATTATATTTCTCCTTCAATTACTCTTTTTCGCAAATCACTAGTAGAGAATCTGTGTTCTCTTTTATTAAAATAGAATTCAATGCCTCTTTTTTGGCATATATCCTTACCAGTGAAATCAATATCTCTATATTCTTGTCCCATAATTTTTACATCAATATCATACATTGATAAAATATCTCTTAATTCATCTTCCGTATTATATACTAATATTTCGTCCACATATCTGATTGCATGTAGTTGTGCTTGTCGTTCGACAATATTTTGAATCGGTTTGTTTTTTTCTGGTCGGTCAACTGATGGGTCATTTTGTAATGCACAAATTAAATAATCGCATGCAGTTTTTGCTTCTCTTAACATTGCGACATGACCGGAGTGTAAAAGGTCAAATGTTGAAGCTGTAATTCCTACTTTTGGATTTTTACCCATATAATCCCTCAATAAATTGGAATGCTTGTTCTTTAGTATCGATTGGTATATCAAAGATACTTCTTGTACCTACAGATTCCATATCATCAATTCCTAATACACTTAAAAATTGGCTTATTTGGTCTTTTCTATTTTCTAAATCAGAACCATCAGCGTGTATTTGTACCTTTAAGGTTGCAGTACCATCAGCCTTAATTGATAATTCTGGTTGAACCTTATTTAAAGTTTTAAACTCTAAAAGATGATGCTGTGATTTAACCACAAATACATTTAATCTGTCCTTAAATATATTGTAATTTTCTGTATACCATTCTGGGTGTACTTCAAAATTGTCGTGTTGGTCCAATTTCCATTCACTAAATAATTCACTCATTTTTGTCATAATAAAACACTCCTTATAATGTCCAGAGACTGAGTTATCTCTTGGACTCTCATTACTAATTAAAAAGGATTCCAATAAAAAAGATTGGAAATCCTGCTTGTCGCCTTTAAATCTTTCAAGGTTTCTTGCGATGATATATAAATTTTCAATATCATAATCTTTATCTCCAATATGAGATTTAGCTCTGTTTCCATTGCCCTTTCCGATATATACAAATTTGCCATCTTCTTTATAACCATAAACATACTGACCTAATGTTTCCCAACAAGCTCCAGGTATAGATTTAGTATCATTTAAAAACATATAGTGTATATTATAACATAAAACTGGGTAAATGTAAACACGTTATTTAATATATTTTATTCCTTTTTCGTTTAAAGCTGCTCTATTCCACATATGACCTTGCTTTGTATCGTCCTTGGATTGCCCAAGATATGGAACGGCGTGGTGGTTATCAATCATCATTTGATTGACATTACCGGCGGCATTATTCATTAACCCTTCGTCTAATGTGTGTGGGTCTGCAATGAATATTTCTCCTAATATTCTTCCAAACTTACCTTTATCATGTGATACCAAATAGATATCTCTATACCTTTTTGAACCGGTTAAAAGATTTTTAAGAAATGCTTTTGATTGTAAACCATAAAACTTTTCTTCTAAATCACGAGTCCTAGATTCAGGAGTATCAATACCCATCATTCTGACTCTTTGTTTTTTATATATCATACCAAAACCTAAATCGATATCAACATCAACTGTGTCTCCATCGACAATTCTTGTTACGTGAACTTTATATTTGTACATTATTCTTCTCCTATTATTGCTCTAATGTATTCTGATTTTATAATAACTGCGGCCTTTCCTTCCACATTTACAGGCATTGCTTTATCCCACTCAAGGAAAACTCTTTGACCTCGTGCGATTGAACCATTTGCTCCTGACCCAACTGATAAGACCAAACCAGGTTTACTTGCGTTATCTATTGATTCTGTGAGGATAATACCACCACTTGATTTTTCTTCGGTTGGTACTTCTGTAACCAACACATTATCTGCTAACATTTTCATTTTGTTCTCCTACTTATAAAATAAATGATTATCTATTAAAACAGTATGCTCTAATTGACTTGCCCAATATGGATTTACTTTATCATTATGATACCATAAAGAACCTTCAGTAATGTCTGGGTATTCGCCAGACAATACTACATCTGCTATTCTGATTGAATTTAACCATGTGATTGAATCAACCGGTTCATCTGATTTGCCATCACAGAACCAACTAAATTGACATTTATGTCGGATTGGAACTTCTTCTCCTTTCCAATTGATTCTCATTTTTGCCTGATATACGACATCACAGATTGTATCCGGAAATTGTAAATCATTAACTCTATTTATAACTACATGGCTTACAGCAATCTGACCTGCAAATGATTGATTTTGTGATTCAAAATAAATGTTTTGTGCCAAACAATATCGGTCTAGACTTTCGTCCTCTTGTGCTGCTTTTAATTGATTCGGTAATAATAATATAAACATTAATAATGAGCCGAATGCCATACCATATAAAAATGCTTTAAATGGGTGTGTATCTTTATTCATCTAATTTCTCCCTAATATATTCTGGTAATTTTCTTTTGGCTGACCAACCTAACTCTTTTAGTTTTTCTGTTTTCAGTTCGCCATTCATTCTGTTACCAGGTGCTGCCGGTATTGGATTTGCCAAAACACCTAGCATATCAACTAGTTCTAGTATTGAATATTTATCATCAGAACCAATACCATAATTATCTCCACTACCTTCGAATCCGGCCAATATTAACCCATCGATTATATCATCAATGTGTGTAAAGTTTCTTAGCTGTGTTCCTGGAAATGTAACAGGTAAACTTGCATTTCCTTCTTTGACCATATTAAGGAATTTAGCAACCACTGTTGCGTATTTACCTGAACCTATTTCATTATCTCCATACACATTATAAAAATATACGATAGTGTAATCCAATCCATACCATTCAGAATAATTTTTTAGTAATTCTGTATTCTGTGCTTTTGTAAATGCATAAGGGCTCATATTTCTACCACCACCTTCAGCGAATTTGGTTGATGAACCAGAGTAAATTAATTTAGCGTCCTGGTGTTTTGCAAAGTCCAACACATAAGGAAAACATTTTAGGTTTGAATCAATAACAGTATCCCAATCTGAATACGATTGTTCAACTCTTGCATATTCTCCTAAATGAAATATGTAATCAAAGGTTGGTTTGTGATGCTGTAATGTTGGTATTAAATCTCTTGGTGTGCCATAATAGTAATGACAGCCTTCATGTTCATTGTCATGCGAACCAGTGGAATAATTGTCCATCGATATAACATCATGCCCTTGTTCCAATAGTTTCTTAATTAGATTGGAACCGACAAATCCTGCACCACCGATAACCAATATTCTTTTAGTTGTCTCCATATATATCCCTCGTATAGACCTTTTCTTCTACATCTGTAATATTATCATCGAGCCTATTAGCAACAATAACATCACTTAATTTCTTAAATTTATTTAGTTCAGTTTCAACCACACAGCCTAGGAACTCTTCGTCCTTACACATTGGCTCATATATAACCACTTTGACCTGTGTAGATAATCGTTCGATAATTCCTTGTATTGCAGAACTTCTATAATTATCAGAACCAGATTTCATTGCCATTCTGTATATACCTACAACATTTGGATTTCTTCTTAATATTTGATTTGCAATCCAATCTTTTCTGACCTCATTTGAATATACAATAGAACCAATTAATCGATTTGGTATTCTGTTTTCTTTGTAATTAGCCAATAACTGTTTTGTGTCTTTAGGAAAACAATAACCACCATAACCAAAAGATGGATTATTATATCCTTCTCCTATTCTGTAATCGTAACACATACCATCAATAATATCTTTTGTGTTTAAATTATGATATTCAGCATATGTATCTACTTCATTAAAATAAGCGACTCTCATAGCTAGATAATCATTGGCAAATAATTTTATTGCCTCTGCTTCTGTTGCTTCTGTTGTTATAAGTGGACATGGACAATCTGTAGCATCTAGCAATAAATGAGCAACTTTTTGTCTGCCTTTTATTTCTCCACCTACTACAATTCTTCTAGGATTTAAACAATCCAATAATGCTGTGCCTTCTCTTAAAAACTCTGGACTGAATAATATTTTATCTGTATTATATTTTTTATTCATCTTTTCTGTAAAGCCAACAGGAACAGTTGATTTAATTACGATATAGGCATCAGACTTTTCCAGTGCATCTCTTATTACAGATTCAACTGAATCGGTATTAAAATAGTTTTGTATAGGACAATAATCTGTAGGAGTTGCCACTATGACATATTCAGATGCTTGATATGCTGTTTCAGAATCATTGGAAGCTGCAAGCATTAAATCCTTTTCATTTAAATATTTTGTAATTAAGGCATCTTCGATTGGTGATTTGTTTTCCCTAATTAAATTAACCCTTTCAGAATTAATATCCAATACTATAACTTGATTTAATTGCGATAATGCAACAGCATTGGCCATACCAACATATCCAGAACCTACGACTGTTATTTTATTCATTGTTATATTATACCATTAAAATTGATTTTTGTAAACATATTCCAAAGCTCTTTCGGCTTCTTTATCAAGTGGTCTTTTTGCATACCAGTTACCAGTATCAATATCCAATTCGCGACACAAATAAGTAATTTCAGATGCTGTAATTGGATAATTATTTTTGATTGCATTACCAGCAAGTGCGACCATTATTTGATACATTTTATGATACCAACCAGAACCAGAAATTGTGCGATATTCTTGTTCCATTTGTTTTGGAAAATAAGGACAGTCTTTATAACCAGTCCATTTAACCTCTGTGTTGGTTAATTTGTTTTTCATATGTTCCATCATAGCTTCTTGCATAGCTTTAGGTAATCTATCGAACATAGTATTTCCAGAGCTTTCTACATATTCATGTTTACTCATTATATCAGCTGGGTCCATCATTTCTCCAACACCTGTAAATATAAAATTATTTGCACCTTTGTAGTTGCCAGGAATATAATACATACGAGATAAATCCTTTGTTTGAATATCTCCAATCATACCTAGTTCCTTATTCAGTGCAAACCAAAAATGTTTTATTTCGTTTTTCTTTACTGGTCTGGTTAAGGGAAATACCAATCTGAATTTTGGTTGTTCATCTGTAGAGGACGCAGTGGAATAGCAAACATAATAATGTTTACCCACTTTTGTTTTAATATATTCTTTTAAATCTTCAGTATTGGCATCGTCCACATCTACTGCACACCAGCCACCCCAATACTCAACATTATCATTTGCTCTGGTAGTATCTTTAGTATATACTGCTGGAGACATAAGTTCGGCATCGGTTTTATCCTTGCGTGAAGTTTTAGATAATTTATATAACACTTTTTCAAATGCTCCAAAATCAGGTAATTCAATACCTTTATTGGTTTTATTATCGTATATAGATTTAAATAGAGTTCCTACAATCATAGAGTATATTATAACACATTTCTGGGCAAAAGTAAACCTATTTTTTCCATAAGGTTGGTTTATTATTAAATAATCCTGTTTTTACTTGGCTATAACCTAATTCTCTTAGTTTGTTATTAAACATTCTACTGATTTTACTTTGGTCCACAGGTTCGCCATGGTTTTCATATGTTTCAAAATGACCGATTGACCATGTATTAAATGCATTTGCAATTACAAAGTATTTAGGATTAATTTGTTTCACTATATGTTCAACATGCATTATTGGGTCTAAAAAGTGTTCAAAGTATTCTGAAGCGAATACTAATCCATCAGTAACTGCAATGTCCTTTACATCTTCGACCATGTGAAATTTATATCTCTTACCCATTTCAGTAGCGAATTTCCATTGGTCAGTACCTTTTAAATTTGTACCAAAGGTAATTTTACCTGGATATAATTCAGATAATATAGATGTTGAATATCCTATACCATTTCCTACATCAACAATAGATGATGCATCGCTTGTAAATTCAGTTAATGGTTGTGGTATTAATTTGGTAGATTTACTTAATGCTCTCAGATAACTTCTTGCGTACACTCTAAAGCAATTAAATTGGTCTGTGAGATAATGTTCATCTGAATAAACCTCATAAGCTTTATCCACGCCTTCATTCTCTAACCATTCGTACCATTTTTCTGTAAGGTAATCGAACCTTTCATTTGTTTTAATATATTCTCGAGTTTGTTCTAAAAACCCATCATCAACACCACAGATGTCTTTGTAATCTTTTAAGAAAGTATCTAATAACTTCTTGCCTTTTTGTTCAGTTAAAAAATTACTCATTGTTTTTTCTCCAGTCCTTTACCCATTTGTGTCCATCTCTTTCAGCATCTATAAACACTGCATTTGTAAAACCTATTGGTAATAGGACAGCAATATGTACTATAATACTTGTAACTGTACTATATCCTAACCAGCCCAAATAATAACTTGCCACAAACCCAAAGTATATAGACCACATTGTAAATAGCACAAGAGTAAAATATAATTGTAAGCTTGGGTCAGCAACATATCTAAGTGGATTGAATCTACTATCCATTACACTTCTCCAGCTATCTACTACAAACATAATTAATTTTTTCATTATTCAATTATCTCCTGGACATTATCCTCAGATATTTGTTCATCGTCCATATAACGAAGTAAACTGTTGGCTGTTTTATCAGCAGGTGGAAACCATATACCTTTTGTTTTTAAGGTAATATTTGTTTGGTCAATCTTTTCAGCAAACTCTCTTAAATCATCTTCGTTACGAAATCTGACCTTTAACACTTTCCAAGCTTCTGCTTCGGGTTGGTCAAATTCAGGCATTCCGTCCCAATCATAAGGTGTTTGCTCCTCTTCTTGCCCTGACATCACAAATAGATTCTCAGGACTATAATTCAAAGTTTTATTATTTCTAGCCATTTTTGTCCTCCTTTAATCTAACTAGTTTTAGTCCATAATTATCTGGACCTTTAGGTATATTTAGACCATCTTTAAAGGTTGGTTTTATACCCTTTTGGAATTCTCTATAATTAACATGGTGATGATATCTGCCCCATTTTTGAGTTACATCAACTACATCTGGGTGTTGGTCCTTAAGCGATTGTGCAAATTCTAATCTGTTATCGAATCCTTCACTACCTGCTCTAGCTTCAACACCACCCACTTTTTCAATATTGTATATTTCTTCTGTATTACCACCTTTCATTGCCATCGATGCAACTTTACCACAAAGGAATGCATTAAACAAGAATGTGTGATAACCTGCTTTCATTACTCTTAATGATAAATCGGTATCCTCGTTGTATCTCCCTCTCCAATATAGGTCTGGGTATATATCATTTGATAAACATATACAGCTGTAAACTCTAGTGTTATGATAATAAGGTGGGCGTTTTGTGGTTGAAGGAGCAAAGAATGCATAGTTCATACCAAACATTTTCACATCAGTATATCTGTCTGCAAAATCCTCGCATGCTCTAAACCCAGTCGGTGTGGTCATAGTAACTTTTTTATTTTTATGTAAACGATAAAAATGTTGGATATTATCATCTAGTATCCAATGTCGTTTATGACCTTCATTTATTGAATGTTCCCATACCCAGTTACGAACAGGTATTGAACCACCAAGTAAACCCGTAACATCACATTTCCTTGACCAATTTGGATTGTCCCTAAAATTGGTTGGTAATGTAAGTATGTTTTGCTTTGGAATGACTGCTGCATAATCATCGTATTCAGATTCCTCAATAACAATACGATACATTGCTCCAATCTCTTCCATTGATTTAACAGTAAGCCTACTGTCGGCTCTACCTTTTGAAATAATGTAAATTGGATATTTTGATTGCATTATGTTACGATTGAACTAGCAGGAGCAACTTGTATTCCGCTGTCCATTTCCCTCACTTGGTCTATCATTGAATCGATTGGTTCTATTACAAACATTACGAATTTTTTATCAATTGTAATTCCATCTTTTGCTTTGGTGTAAGCCATAAAAGGCATAAACCCTATTCGGCCTTCCCCTGCAGGTAGCAGAGAATAACCATCTTTGATAGTAATTGAATCACCATTATCAGTAACTTTTCCTATCACTTCCTCGCCAGAGGATAATCTAATTAATTCCATATTTTTCTCCTAATTGGTATATTATACTATATTTAGACACATTTGTAAACCCCTTATCCAAAAAAATCTTCCAAAGATTGAACTTCTTCTGAGGACCATCCTACGGCCTTAAGAATATGTTCGATAGGGTCGAGGAAGGTTTTTTGAAATTGTGTTTCATAGTCTATATAGTTATTTAGTCCAAATTCCTGAGGCAGATATTGAGTAAAGCCAATCACATTTTCATGTATAGGATTTGGTGTTTTAAGATAGATAAATTTAGTTTTATCTCCATTCTTAATTGGTTCATATTTACGAGTCAGACCATGAGCCTTAAGCTGATTATTATGCAATAAGGCGGCCCTGACATGTATTGGTGTTCCCTTGCGATATATTGTTTCTTTTGCACTGTAATCAGATACCTTTGATACACCCCTAGGGAAAGCGATTTCATGTGCTGGTAATGTGCAGAAATATGATTTAAATTGTTCGATTGCAATTTGAGTTTGCCTTTCACTACCTTGCATTATAACCTTAAATAATTCCTTAAGAGCGTCACGGCACATAGCAGGTGTTGATGATTTGATTGCCTCGATACCCATAATTTTAAGTTTAGGTTCTTTGTATCTGACTCCTTCGTTATCATGTACATTTAGGATATATCTCTTTTTGGCTGTCCAGATGGCACGGTCGCCGATTGCCTCTCGTTTCATAACCATACGATTTTCAATACCACCCATTAGGTCATATAATT